TCACGACCGATCCCGATCATGATGCGCCCTGTTCTCGATCGCCTGCTCACGCTCGATCAGGCCGAGGAGTTCGGTCTGCCGCTTCGTCTCCTCGCGGATGACGCGGACGCACTCCGCGATCCGGCCGGTGTCCTCGGTCTGACGGCGGGCGAGGTCGCGAAGTTCGCGCATCAGATCGACCGCCTCGCGGGGCCCTTGGAGGAAGGGCGCTGGCACGTCGGCGATGCCGACCGGTGCCGGCGGCGGCAGGTGGTCGCGATCGCCTTTCGCCCGGGTGACCATCCAGCCGATCAGCATCATGGTGCAGCCGCCGACGAAGATCTGAAGGAACTGCTGGGTCGCGATCACGTCCTTGAGAAAGGTGAGCCAATCCATCAGCCCCGAACCTCCTCAAGTGCCGCCAGAGCCTTGCCGATCCGGCTCTTGCGCGACACGCCGTCCAACACGGCGATGTAGACGGAGATGGCTTCGAACCCAGCCAGCGTCCCGAATACGGGAATGACGAAGCTCGGGGCGTGCGCCACCGTGAAGGCGTCATAGACCAGGGCGGTCGCGAACTGGCCCATGATGGCGCAGCCGACGGCCGCACCGGCGGCCCGCGCGTAGGCGCCCTTCGGCCCGATGCGGACGTTGTTGATGTAGCCGTTCAGGAACAGCGCCATGATGCGCACGCTCCCGACGCAGCCGAAGATCAGGGCCATGTTCGGTTCGCTGAAGCCCATGTTGGCGATCGGCTTCAGCGCGTTGCGCTCCATGGTGTCGCCGGGCATGGCGAGGGTGAAGGCGATCAGCACCATCATCGTCGCCATGCACCATTCGAACAGGCGATAGGTGCTGTAGGGGCCGGCGGAGTGCATGGGCAGGAGCGGCCGGCGCGCTCCTCCGTTCGAGCCGGGCATGCGCCCCTCCTGCCTATCGCCGGGTCATCTCGTCCATGCGGCGCAGCTCGTCGGCGTCCACCGGCTGGACCTTCCCACTGCGCGAGGCGTGAGCCAGGGACGGCGAGGCCTGGATCATGCCGACATCCGGGAGCTTCGCGGCCTGCGCGACGATGCCGGCGGGCCGCCGGATCCAGATGCCGTAGACCGCGGCGACGATCGCCGCGACGCCGCCGACCACGGCCGTCACGAGCGTGGCATCGCTCGCGAAGTCGACCTGCTCCTGAGTGAGCCAACCCCGAGCGACGGCGAAGCCGCCGAAGAAGACAATGGCGAGGCGCAGCGCGCTCGCGATCTGAGCTGCGTTCATGGTGTCTCTCGATGTCAGGAGGGTGCGCGGCGGGCCCGGCCGGCTCGGGATCACAATTGAGGTAAGCCGCAGGCGTGGCTTGAGGATTTCCCTCGAGCGAGGCACGAAGTCTTGCCGCCCTGCTCGGTGTGGGACAGCGCCAGGCAGGCGGTGAGCGGGTCGGCTCTTGACACCCCTCGCGGCCGACCCGCTGCTCTACGCCTCGCTTACGCCGGAGCGCGCCCCGGCGATCGTCGTCGGCAGCGTGTGCGGCGCCAGCAGCGGCACGTCGGCCGGCCAGCGGAACGACGTGAACTCCTTGCGTGGGAAGGCCGCGACCGACCACGCGTCGCCCTGGTTGCCGCCGAGCAGGAAGATCTGGCTCGCGTTCGCCCCGACCACGAAGCCGACATGGCCCTGCCAGGACGAGTTGCCCCGCTTCTTCGTGGCGATGGCGCCGAGCACTGGATCCTTCAGGCCGACGCCCCAGGACTCGTAAGACCGCGCCGCGAGGCTGCCGGAAGGCTTGTGGCCGGCCCGCTTCAGCATCGCGCCGACGGCGGCCGCGCACCACGCTACCGAGTCCTGCTTGATGCCGGAGAAGCCCGCATCGGCGAAGAGCTTCACGACGCGCGGGTTGTTGGCCGCGCCCGCGCCCTCCCGCACGCCGAGCTCGCCCTCCGCCAGCACGAGCCAGCCCGGCTTCTCGGGCGCCTCCCGTCGCTCACTGATGTCGGCCTTCTGCAGGGCAGCCTGCGTCTTCGGCCCGGCTATGCCGTCGGGCACGAGCCCGGCCGAGCGCTGGAACGCCGTCACCGCGGCGATGGTGCGCGGCCCGGCATCGCCGTCCGCTCCTGAAGGACCGAGGTCATACCCGCGCGCCAAGAGAGCGCGCTGGATTTCAGCGACGGTCATCATTTCTAGATCTCCGTAGTTTTCAGCGATTGCCGAGATCGTGGCCTGGACCTACGCACGGGCCATGGACTGGTGGGGGAACAGCTCACCCGGTCGCGCCGCAAGCGCTTCACATGCCCGGTTCAAGTCCGAGCCCAGTCCTCCACGCACCTTACCAGCGCTGGATGTCCGCGTCGGTCTCGGAGCGCCCTGCGTCGGACTGTGAATATCGAGGCCAATGCTTCAGTTCAGGCCGGCCCAATAGATCAGCCAGAGCGCTATAATCAGTGCGATCCCCAGGAGGGCGCCTCTGATTGCGCCACTGACAAACTGATGCAGGATCGAAGGCGCCCTCTGCGCTGCCGAGTTTTCCCGATGCCACTTGTCTATCAAGGTCTCCGGCATGTGGGTTCACCGAGGTATGTCGCTCATCGCGACAAATACTATGCCCTGACGTTCTCCGATGTGAAGGGGGCGTCTCAGGCTCGGGCCGGGTGGCGCAGCGAGCGGGTCGGGTTAGCGAACCGCGTAGTTGAGGCCGTCGAGGCGGACGTAAGAGCCTGCGGCCTGCATACCTCTCACGTAGACGAAGCCTTCGACCGTGGCCTGGATGGTCACGTCATTGGCATCGCTGAACGCCACGATCGTGATGTTCCGGTTTGGTCTCAGGTTCGGCGGAAGCAGGTAAATCAAAGCCGCCGCCGATCTTGTGCCGGCCTTAAGCTGGCCCGTGAGCGAGACCTGCACGCCCGTGGCGAGACGCTGGACGTGGTAGGTCAGGGGATCGGTTGTGTCTTGTGACCAAGCATTTTGCGGGCCGTAGACGCCAGCGAGCGAAGTCGTTGGCAGCAGGCCGTCAATAACCTCCGGCGACATGGGCTCGATCATCAGGTCAAGCATTGCGTTTGCCGCCGCGAGACCCAAGACCTTGTAGCCGAAAGCGCTCGGGTGAACATTGTCTCGCAGCATCGGCTCCGCAAAGGCATGAGCCGCGAAGTCGCCGGTTAGCGGACCCGTCACGTCGTTCATGTCGAGCACCTTGGCGCCCCGCGAAGCCGCGTACGCCGCAAGCATCATCTGCGTGCGTGACGGAGACATATTTCGGACGACGTTGGCCCCGCGCCCACCGGCTCGGGCTCGTGAGTACGATCCAAAAGGTATCATCACGAGCACCTTCAGGCTGTACGCAAACAGCATGTCCAGCATCGACTTGAAGTAGCCGAAGGTGAAGTCGTCGGTTGATGCATCTCCAGCAAAGTCGTTGGCGCCGACCATCACGGCAGCGTGCGTAGTTCCAGCCGGTATGCCTTTCGTTTCAAGCACCTGTTGCTGCTGGAAGACCGCATGGCCGCCCACGGCATAGTTTTCGAGCCCGGTGATCCGGATGCCCCGGCACCCATCCAACGCTTCGACCATCGCGTGCGGCCAGCCGCCGTGAATGTCCTCGGTCAGGGAGTCGCCAATGCAGAGGATCTTGGCGAGAGCGCCGCCGGCCTCAGCGGTCCTGTGCACGCGGTTGATCCAGCCCGCACCCGCATCTATGACCCGGTTGCTGATGAACAGCGGCCCAGCCTCGATGATCTCGCCTTCTACGGCGTAGGAGCCGAACGCCTTGTATCCGTTGATGAGGATGGCGAAGCTCTTGGTGTTGTAGATGCGAACACCCCAGTAAGCCTTACCTGGGGCGAACAAGGTGTCGGTGGAGAGGCCGGGCCAAGAAATACTAGACGTATTGACCGTGCCTACTCCGCGAATTTTCTTGCCCAGAACAGCGTTGCCGGTTGCGTATGCATAGAAGTAATAGTAGCCGGCCGTCGTGTGGATGAACACGCCTGCGCCATATGCGCCAGGATAGTTCCCGGGCCCCCTTGCCCAGCGTATGTCCTGGCCTCCCCGTACGGGAAGCAAGCTGGCGTAAAGCATGCTGTTCGCCGTCAGGCCATAGACTACATCCCGATCCGTTATGGTCTTGGGAACAATGGCCTGAAAGTTGTCGGTGTTAATGGTCACAGAGACATGGCGCATCGTCCTGGGATCGATCATCTCGTATCGATCACGGTTGATGTCGCCAGCCTCGGGCCACACCACCTTCTCACGCCGAGGCCGAGCAAAGTCGGGGGTCAGTTCATAGTTATAGTCTACCGTGTCACCGTCCCCGATGCGGAGCTTCATCGGCAGCGCGCGGGTGGTGCGGAAGGTTGGCGAGAAGTCGGCGCCACCTGGGCATCGGATCGACACACCCGGTTCCGGATCGGCGGCAGCGTTGTTGAGCAAAAGCGGGGTGGTGAAGAGGTAAGTCGCCGCGGGCGAGACCTTCGGCAAGGCAACTCGCCTGCCCGCACTCTTGATCGCCGCCCACGCCGTGTCATTCCCGGCACTGCCGTTGTCTGCCCCTCCCAACTGCTGCGGCCGAACGGACGGCTCCGTAAGCTCCCAATACGCCCCGTCCGCCGATCGGAAGAACAGTGAGTGCGTCGGCTGGGCGGCCACCTTCTTGTAGAGGGCGGAGCCCTGGTCCCCTGCGGCAGCGCGACCCGCCACCCGCACGAACAGCTTGGCGGCCGGGATGCTGGCGGCCTGGGCTGCGGCGACGGTGGGATATTCCACGACTTGGTTCGGCTGGGCGCCCGCCGCGATGTCGGCCGCCTGCACGGCCGCGTCGCGGGCGGCGACAGCCTGCGCTGTAACCTCGGGAGGCAGTTGGAGCACCTGCCCAGCCGACCAGTCGGACGCATTGTTGGTGTTCGCCAGCTTCACGTAGATGGTGAAGGGCAACGGATCGATGCTGAGAAAGGAGAACCCCTTCGGCTGATTGTTGTAGGATGCTCTCTCGCTGAAAGGGCCGGACACATCCCACCGGAAGGGGGCTGCCTCAAAGGTGTTCAGCAGCTTTTGAAGCTGGCGATTGAGCGCGACATTCGATTGCCAATATGGCCCGGTGTTCACGATCTCCCAGTTCACCACGCCCGTCCGAGTCGTTCCCGGCCAGGGCTTCTTCAGCCTGATCCGAGTATCGGATTCACGCGCGTCGATGGCGACAACCATGCCGTCGAGCATGAACAGATCGAACTCAGCCGCCACGAAGGCGGTGAGGTATCCAGACACGACGGGAGACCCCGTCGCCACAGCGACAGAGTTTACGGGATCGGGCATGGGGGTTATCGCCTCAAATTTTGAGGGTTTGGGGTAAGCCGAATTCGGCTAGTTCAAGTTGAGGCAGAGCTTGCGGTCAGGGCCGGGAAGGGCAAATCCTCATACGTCACTTCCGCCCCGGTCAGCACGATCACGAGGTTGGAGCCACCTGGGCCCGTGACCTGTTGAGCGTCTAAGATAGGAACGACTTCTTCCCCGATCCTGGCGAACACGACGCGGCCCTCGCTGTTTTTCAGGACGGCGACCTTCATCACTTGCTCTCCTGAACCGAGATATAGACACCAGCCACTGGCGTGTTGTTGGTATCGGTTAGCTCGTAGGTGTGCGTGCCTGGACCTGGCGTGTCGTCAACCATCGCTGTGCTGGCGATCACCACCAGATAATTACCGCCGGCCTGCGGATCCCACTGGAACGACACTGCCGCGGGAGCCTCATAGATGAGGAACCCGTTGCGCCGGAGTTGGAAGTTGCCAGACGTGTACCCGAGCGCAGGCGCATAGCGGACGCCGGCATTGCCGGATCGGCTCATCGAGATCCTGATTTTTCCGCCCGTGCGGACTGTAATGCTTGCGCTGACCTGCTTGGCGTCCGCGAAGTTGGACACCATCGATGAAATGCCGCCGTCCTTGACGTGGATGTTGTCAACGATGAGATTTCCAATCTGCGCAGAGGTCGCGATCAGCTTTGTCGTCTGCAAGAGCGGGGAAGTGATCGATCGAGCGAACACATCCGCGTCGATCAGCATAGAGTAGCTGACCGAGCCATCGAGTTTCTTGATGCCTTTCAGAACAAAGCCGCCGGTCTGGCCGTCGATGGTGCCCGTGACGCCGAACTGGACCTTCACGCCGTCGTAAGAGCCGAACAGGCTCGTGATGCTGGCGCTGTTGTTCCCCACGGTCGTGTTGAGCGACGAAACCCTCTGCGCAAGTGCAGTCAGGCCGTTCGTGCCGTCGTTGACTTGTGTCTCCAGCACGTCAACGGCTTGTGCCGTAGCGCTGAGACCCGTCGTCGGGTTGCGCACCTCGTTGGCAAGGTTGGTGAGTTGCTGCGACGTGCTGCTGATCGTGCTGCCTTGCTGAGAGACCGTCGTTTTAAGGGTATTCAGCGCGGTAGCGGTCGCCGTAACGCCTGTGGCCCCATTGTTGACGGTGCTCTCCAACGCGGTAGTGCGTTCGGCGGTGGCGGTGATATTTCCGCCCTGCTGAGTGACCGTAGTTCTCAGGGTGTCCAGCCCGAGCGCTGTCGCCGCCAAGCCCGTGGTAGGATTGTTGACGACGCTCTCCAGCACGGTCGTTCGTTGAGCGGTCGCCGTAATGCCGTCCTCTGTGCTAGTCACCCGCGCGATCAGTTGATCCAGGGCGGTAGCCTGACCGACGAGAGCGGTCTGCGCATCGACGAGGCGAACGTCCAAGGCCGTTGTGATCTCGGCCAGCGCCTCATCTGCCTCGATCATCGCCCGCTCGGTACGCAGGATCGCGGCATAGTTCGCGCTGTTGCCGGCCTTGATCAGCTGGCGCTGCTCGTAGGAATAGAACTCCTGTGTCGCCTGCGCCTCGGCCAGCTGCTCAATGTAGGCGGCAAGCTGCCGCTGTGCCCCACGGATGGTGTCGCGCGCCATGCTGCGCGCTGCGGCCGTCGCATCGCTCCCCTCGGCCAATGCGCCCACTCCGAGCGCGTTGATGTCCTCAATTGCCTTCTTCGTTTCCGCCGACAGCTTGTCGATGGTGATGGAGAGGTCGTCCAGCAGCTCGCCACGGACGACGGGTGCGACGGTGGTGAAGGTCGTACTGACGTAGTCACCGGGCAGGCCAGTGCGTCCGAAGGCGCGAGCGCGCACGGTCACCGGCTGGTCGGACTGCCGCATCTGTGCTCGGCCGCTGGACGCGGGCCCGTAGGGTGAGAGCACCTCCCAGGTGCCGCCCGCATCATAGGAGATGTCCGCGTCGTAGTTTCGAGCGCCTCGAGTGACGGACACGCCCCACACGACCTCGATGCCGGTCTCGATCCGCTGGCAGCGGGCGTGCAGCACCGAAATCTGCGGGATCAGCGGCTCGGCGAGGTTGTCGGCGTTGACCGGCGCCGGGGCGATCACCTGCTCGTCGAGGAGCTGCCAGACCCGCGGATCGTCGGCCACCATCTCGATCTGCACGCGGTCGGCATCGCTCGGGATGGCCGAGCGGGCGACGTAGGTCTCCTGCAACTCAGTCAGGTCGCCGATGACGACGGTGGTGGGGTCCTGGCTGTCGCGTGCGAGCACGCTAGCGAGGCTGCGGCCGGTCTGCGCCGCGAGCGCCGACACGTCGTCGGGGTGAAGCTCCAACCCGCGCGGCCCGACACCGCGCATCCGCAGGATGCCCCACTCCCGCCCGTCGCGCCGGCGGATAGAGCCGTAGCCCCACTCGCTCGGCACGTTGGCGGTCACATCCAGGGCCAGCACGTTGCCCGAGGCCGAGGCTACGCCGAATGTCTGCTTGCCCTTGAAGAACCAGAGATCCGAGAGGACGTGGTCGCCGGGGAAGACGAGGCGCCCGTCCCACTCGGTCGTGATGCGCCGCTCGGCCCCGCGGAACACGGCGACGGCCGCCAGCCACGTCGCGTGCTTCAGCGCGTGCAACCCGTCGCGGATGCCGTTCACCCGGTAGCGCTTCGGCGTGCGCGTGGCCGGGCCATAGCTGAACCGCACCTCGTCGGGGCGGCGAGGGTCGCCGTCGCGGTCGAACTCGACGATGACGTCGCCGCCCTCAACCTTCGTCTTGAAGGTGGCGCCTGCGCTGTCGCGCACGATCTGCCGGCGGGTGAGGACGTGGCGCGGTTCTGCCCGGCTCTCATCGCGCACGAAGGAGTGCACCGGCCCGACCTTCACCGGGTCAGCGCGCAGCGGCAGCAGCACCTCGGAGGCAGCTTCCCAGAACGAGGAAACCTCGGGCAGTGCGCCGTCGAAGGTGTCGTTCGCATCGAGCAGGTGGTGGTAGTAAATCGCCTTGTCGGCGTCGAAGCCGTTCGGCAGCGCGAGGCCGTGCTGCGACCGCACGAGGTCGGCGAAGGCCCAGACCGCTTTGCGCTCTGCCTGCTCGACCCAAGCCGAGCCGTTCCACACCGACAAGATGCGGGTGGCATCGACCCAGATCTCGGAAAAGGCGGTGACGGTCAGGCCCTTCCCGGCCCGCACCCGCATGACGATCTCGGTGGTGTTCGGGCGGATCCGGACATCGTCCTTGATCGCCGCCATCTCGTCCCACGAGGCGGCGTTCTTCTGCTCGAACCCGACGGCCTCCGGCCACATGTTCTGAGCCCGCACCTGATAGGCGGCGTTCTTCGGCAGGCGGAAGTAGGCCGAGCGGCGCAGCGGCGTCGTAGTCAGCGCGGTCGCGCCCTCGCTCGAGCGCCACAGCTCGAACTCCGGCCCGATGACCTCGCCCGTGTTCGGGTTGATCTCGCGCGCCTGGAAGATGACTCCCGCCACCGTCGGCGCATTCCGCCCCTGCGAGGACACTCGATAGATCGCCGGATAGGTCCACGACATCTGCGCCGCGTCGGCGGTGACGCCCTGCGGGGTCAGCCGGAACCACGGCGTCCACTCGGTATTGCCGCCCGGCCGCGGCATCTCCTGCCCGCCGACGGAGGGTGAGGAGATCACGTCGCCCGGCGCGATGGCCGACGGCTGGCCGTACAGAAATTCGATCTGCGTCCCGAACGCGCCATCCGTCGAGGTGAAGGGTGCCTGGATGCCGCCGCCCTCGAGCCAGAACACAGCCTCGCCGACATGCACGGCGTGGATCTGGAACCGGCCGATCCCAAGCGTCATCCGCTTGGTGAGCACCATCGTGTCGCCGTCGTAGGTGATGAAGTCCTTCTGGCTGAGCGGTGGGGTGGACCAGCAGCGGCCGTAGAGCAGCGGCTTGCGCGCGCCGGGCTTCGGCACGTTGCCGCCACCGGTGACGCTGAAAAGGCTGCGTTCGGTCTTCTTCTTGGCCGCAGACGAGGCCTGCGCGGCGTAGCCGAGGGCGACGCCGCCGATGACGAGGCCGGCCTGCACGGCGCCCGCCGACACCGCGATGCCCGCGCCACCCAGCGCAGTCGCCAGCGCGGGCGCGGCGTAGGGCGCCACGGCAATGAGCGCGATCGACGCGATGGCGAGCCCGATAGAGGCGATGCCACGGCCGAGCGGGACCGTGGTGAACAGCACCACGTCGTCGGGACCGACGAGCGTGCGGGACCAACTCGCACGCAGGCGCCGGTTCTGGTCCGTCGGCCGCAGGAAGGTCTCGCCCTTCCGGTGAACCGAGACCATGAACTTGCGGCCGGGCGGCGGCTTATGGCGGGCGACGATCGTGGAGAGCCGACGGCGGCGCCGATCAGGCAGCCGCACGGGCTCGCCGCGGGTCTGCCCGGCGATGTTCGCGGTGACGACGAGGGTCATTGCACCTTCGGGATCAGGTACGTCAGCCGCCAGCGGCGTGCTGCGGCGAGTTCAAGCGGCGGGTCGAGCACCACGCCGTGCCGTTCGTCGGTGTGCAGGATCAGCCCGCCGTCCTGGGCGAGGTAGACGCCGCAATGGGTCTCGGCGCCGGCGACCTTGCCCATCAGCACGAGAGCGCCGTCTACCGGTGCCTGGATCTCGCGCCACTCTCCGCGGGCCGGGTGGGTCGCCATCGTCTCGGCGCGGGCGCGGACGTCCGCGACGAGGGCCGGGTCCGCGGCCGGCAGGGTGCGGCCGAAGAGTTCGGCCTGCGCCATCGCAGCGAGCCACCAGCAATTCCGCTCGGCCTTGTCGTAGGCGGCCCCTCGCCAGCGGCGCAGGAAGGCGGCGCGGTCGCTCACGTGAACAGGGCCGGATAGCTGGTCCGGTCGAAGAAGGCGTTCGGGCCGCTGGGCACGTTCTGCTGTCGGCCGTCCGGCCAAGCAATCGTGCCCTCGGCGCTATCGGCCGAGAGTTCGACCGCCGTCATCTCCAGGCCGGTGAAGCTGTCGTCATCCGGCCCTGTGACCGCGTCGAGCTGGCCCGGCAGGACGCGATAGAACCGGATCGTGACCCGGATGGCCGCGTCGTAGCCGATGGCGCCCTTCAGCAACTCGTGGAAGAGGTCCGACACGTTGTCCATGCGGATCTTGCCCTCGGTCGGCCCGTCGCTGTCGGCACCGGGGGCGATCAGATCGAAGGCGCAGAGCAGGTGGGGCTCGCGCGGGCCACCGGCCTCGACTGGCAGGCTCATCGTCTCGCCCAGCTCGCCCAACTGCCCGTCCACATTCCGAACCAGCCGGATCGGGCCATCGAGCGAGGCGTGGTCCACCTCAAGGGTCTCGATCACGACGCCCTCGTCGTCGCCCGAGGCATAGGCCTCACGCAGGGCTGCGCTCAGTGTCATCCGATCACCAATCCTGAACGACGAGGGTGAAAGAGATTTGGTAGCTCGTCGGCGTGTGCGGCCGCCAAGAGACCTCGCCCTGGATGAAGCACACGCGCTGGCCGATCGTCCGCAGGTCCGGCAGCAGCACGGGCGCGGTGAAGCGGCGCGCGCCCGCGTTCAACTGGTCGAGGTGGAAAGCCTTGAAGATCCCGAACTGATCGCCGCTGAGCACCAGCGTCATGCTGAGTGGGGTGGTCACGAAAAGCTGCCGACGGCGCAGCCGGGAGGGCCCGTCGTCGAACTGCGTCTCCTGCGCCGCTGGGTGCAGCGCGCGCGAGCCGGCCGAGGATGTCTGGCCGCGCAAGTCCGGCAGGCCGGTGGGCCAGGATGGAATCGCCATGCGTCAGCCGTTCCGGTAACCGGCGCCACCCGCCGCCTGCTTGAAAGGACCCTGGCCGGAGGCCGCGCGCTGCCCCATACGCCCCTCCACGCCGCGCACGATCACGTCGAAGCCCCCATCCGACCGGCGCTTCACGCTCGGCTCGATGTCGGGCGACCCGGCAGGCCGCTGGTCGATGAGGTTGAAGGAAGGTGTTGCAGGCGCGGCGTTGCCGTTGGCCGCGCCCTGCATGGCCACCGGGATGCGGCGGCCATCGGGCAGTGGGACGTAGGCTTCCGGCAGGCGACCTTCGCCGAAGACCGCAACCTGAGGCGAGTTCGCGACGCCGCCGCCAGCATACGTGTTCAGCGGGAGCCGGCCGTAGCTGGTCATTACGCCGCCGTTGGCGAACCACTCGCCACCTGTCATCGGGAGTCCGCCCCAATCGCTGCCGCCGCCGGACGAACCGCCGAAGAGGCCGCTGAGGAAGCCGCCGCCCTTGCTACCGCCGAACGCCGCGCCCATCGCCGAATCCAGGGCGGAGTTGATGAGCTTGTCGGCGATGCGACCCAGCGCGTTGGTAAGCGCGTCGGCCGCGGACGAGCCTCGCCGCAGGTCGGAGGCGAAGCTCGTCGCCGCATCGGTCAGCGTGTAGCGGGCGTCGGCGAGGATCGCGTTCTGGCGCGCCTCCTCGACGTAGGCCTGCGCCTGGGGCGTGGTCACGTCGCCGTAGATGCTGCGGGCCCGGCCATAGGCGATCTGGTCATACCGGTCGCGGCCGAGTTGGTCGCGTTCGAACTGGAGGTCGCGCCCGGCGCGGGTAGATGCCAATGACCGAGAGGCAGACGCCATCCCGCGTGCCATCGCTTGCAATTCGTCGCGCAGCCCGGGCGTGACCTCGCGGCCTTCGCTGATCGCTTGGTTGAGGAGCTGCTGGTAGCGGGTCTGCTCTTCCAGAGCCTGACCATTCCGGTCGAGGTACTGCGTGTTAATCTCGACAAGGCGGCGCTCGTTTTCCAAACCACGGCGGCGCTCGACGTCGGCGGCGATCGCCGCTTGGGGGCCCGGCGCGGGGGTCTGGACGGCCTTCACATAGCCCCTCGTCTCCTCGGGCAGCGTGGAGACATCCTGACCGCTTGCAATGAAGCGATCAGCCCGACGGGGGCCGGCATTATAGGCGACGAGGGCCGCTGTTTCATTGCCGTTGTATCGCTGCAGCAGATCGCGCATCAGGCGTCCCTGCGCGTCGATCGAAGCCGCCGCATCAAATGGGTCAGTCAGCCCGTACCCTCGGGCGGTGTCGGGCATGAATTGGGCAATGCCCTGCGCGCCGGCCGGCGAGACCGCGCGCGGATTGAACCGGCTCTCCTGGTAGCCCTGCGCGACCAGCAGGTCGGGGTTCACGCCGTAGCGGGTAGCTGCCTCGTAGTAGAGGTTCCGATACTGCTCTGGCGCCTGGCCGAGCCCGCGCGAGTACCGCCCGCTGCCAGACGAAGTATCGTAGACGGCCTGCTGCCGCGCCGCCTCGAGTTCAAGGCGCTGCCGCTCGCGGATGGCGTTGATCTGGAAATCGCGCAGCAGAGGATCATTCGGATCTGCGCTGAGCCCTCGGATTTCGTTTTCGGCACGCTCGTTGATGCCGGCGACGCGCTGGGCCTGGGGCGAGAAACCGACAGTGCGGAGAGAGAACTGGGCCTCGCGAATGGCGTTGGCGAATTGGCTACCGCCCTGCGCCAGCTCCTCGCGAATGCGGCGCGCGGAGGCTTCCAGCCCGTCGGCCGTCCGCTTCGACTCACCGGTCGGGTCCAGCACACCGGCGGCGAGTTCGGTTCGGATGCGAGCCGCGCCCTGCTCGATCTGCTTCAGCCGCTCCTGCGCCGGGTTGAACTGCTTCACGAGGTCGTCGACGGCAGTCGTGCGCTGCGCGAGGTCGGCCTGCCGTGACTGCGCCTGCCGCCGCTGCTGCTCCGCGACGAGCAGGTCGAGCTCGCTCTGGACGGCACCGCGCTGAGCGCCGACGCCGAGAAAGCCGAGGATGCTGCCTTGCTGCTGCGGCCCATCCGCGAGGACTCCACGGAGATCAGAGATGCGGGTTTCGAGGTCGCCGCCGGTCAGGAAGCGGTGTATCGAATTGCCCGCTCCATCCCAGGCGTCCGAGATCGCCTTCCCGACGACGCTCGTCATGCGACCGAAGCCGCTTGTCAGTTCGGTCGCGCTGGCCAGACTGCCCTTGTAGGCCTCGAACAACACCTTCTGCGCACCGAGGCGGTCACCCTGTGCAACTAGGGCCGTGATGTTCGACTTCGTCGCCGCGTCGAGGAAACCGAGTTGCCGGTTCAGCGTGTCGGCGCCCTTGGCCGGGTCGGCGAAGGCAGCCGCAAGCGCCTTTGTCGCCTCGGGCATCTCCTGTCCGGTCGTCGCAGCATAGTCCTTCGCCGTGCTGCCGAGGCTCAACAGCATCTCGGCGCCGATACGACCGGTGGCGGCGAACTCCCCGGCCATCTCACGCGCGGTCCGCACCGAGACATTTCCAGACGCGGCTATGATGGGAGCCAGGGCGTTAATCTGGCCGGCGGTGACGCCCGATGCGCGCCCGACGCCGGAAAGCTGCTGCGCAAGCGTGCTCTGCGTCGAGGAATAGGACTGCTGCGCGGCCACGCCCGCGATCACTGTAGCTGTCAGCCCGCCGATGGCGCCGCCGACGACGCCGACCCGCGCGGCAAGCGCCGTTGCCTTCTCCGATGCGACTGAGAAGACCTGCGACAGGCTCAACGCGCCCGGCCCTGCGAAGCTCTGCGCAATCTGCGGTCCCTGCTGGATCGCGATCATGAGCGGGCTCATGCCCATGGCAGCGGTCACGCCGACATCGGCACCCTGCTGGAACAGGTTGCCGAGGTTCGCCTGCTGCGTACCGGTCAGGGGGGCGTTCCGATTCGCCGCAGCGCCAGGAGCGGCGAGGTTCGACGCCGAAGCCATGCGACGGGCCACGTCGAGACGCTGAGCCGTCGCCGCTCCCATCGCGCCGAGCGCGGCCCAAGCTGCCGTCGCGTCGCGCGCAGTCGTAGCTACGCTGTTCAGGTCGTTGCGCGTGTCGATCAGCGACCGGTCGAGGCGGACGACGTTCGTGGTCGCTGTGGCCGCGCTCGCGCCAACCACGCTGATGGCGCGCCCGGCCCGTCCACCGGCGGCTTCGACCTGAGCCAGGGCGGCCGTCACGGCGTTGGTCGCCGCCGTATTTCGGTTCAGCGCCGCGATCAGCGCGTCGGCGGCTGTTCGAATCTGTCCTACCTTGCTCTCGCCGCGCGCCGCTGCCTCGCCCATCTTGTCGAGGGCGTTCGCGGCTTCGACGGCCGGGCGGCTGTCGATCGCAAGGGAAAGGGTAGCAAGGTCAGCCATGCGTCAGGTACTCTTCATGGCAGCGGTCGTCACGGTGACAGCGACTGCCGTATCGGCTGCCCCACCGTCCCCGGACGCCGAATACGAGCGGCTGGTGGCCTTTTGCCGAAAGGGCGATGCCGCAGAATTCCAAGTGACGGGCTGCATGGCCGAGCGGGTCGAGCGATTGCGGAAAGAACTCGCGGCCGCCGTTCGGAAAAAGCTATTCGAGATAAGCGAGGTTGAGCGCGCCGAACCTGAGGTAGGCAGCCTCAGCGGGAAGGAATCGGCAGATCGGTGGCGATCTGCCTTTGATGCAGAGCAGTCCGCGTGGGCGAGCTACGAGCGGACACGATGCAAGAACGTTCTCGACTTCGAGAACTACGGTGGCAGCGGTGCCGGTCAAGCGAGCGCGGCATGCTCCCTCAAGATGCTTCTTCGTCGGATCCGTGAATTGCGCAATTTCTAACCGTCCCGCACGTCCCCGAACCCGTCCAGCATGCGCTCTACTGCGCCAGGGTCGCTGAACGACACGACCCGGCGGGCCGCCTCACCGTTCGGACCCTGCGGGCGCCCGAACTCGCCATCTCGATGCTCGCCCCACACCTCGCGGCGAGCACCGTCCATGGCGACGACCGCCTCAACCTCCCAGGGCGCGAGCGCCTCTCCAGCGAGCCGGACCCAGGATTCGATCTCGGCGTAGGTGAAGGCCTGGGACCCGCCCATCCCACCTTGACGGGTCCGCTCAAGAGACCAGAACGCCGCCCAGGCGCCCTCGCCGAGCGGCGGAAGGCGATGGGCGGCGGTATCGGTGATGCGGCCCGCGGCCTGATCCAGGGTGACCCTGCGCACGACGGCGCAGAGCCGCCGGATCAGACCTTGCCGAAGTTTCCCCGGTTGGCCGTGTAGGCGAGCACCTGGTCAGCGAGCCAGGGGTAGGCCTTCAGCACTTCGACGGCGGCCTCGGGCGTGTAGTCGACCGCAGTGCCCTTCACGGCGACGCCCGACCAGCCGGTGATAGCCGCGGCGGCGGACCGGGCCCGGCCGAGGATCAGCGCGTCATCCTCATCGGTCGGCTCGCGCTCCATCTCGCGGGCAGCAGCGTCGCGGATACGCCGCAGCGCGACCCGGTAGGCTCGGGCATCGGCGCCGTAGACCTGCAGTGTGGCGCCCGTCTTCTCGCCGGTGCGCGGATTGACGACCGGCATGGTCGCGCCGCGCTCCGCCTCGCTCTGCAGGTCGAACTCATCGAGGTTCAGCATGGCGGGCGTCGCGCTCTCGGTGGTGGGCTTCGTCATGGGGTGCGCAGGGCTCCTCAGGTGGCGGCAACGCGGAAGATCGGCGTGTTGATGCCCACGCTGATCGTCATGCTGATGGGGTTGTTGGCGGCGCCGGGGCTCTCGCGGCAGGACATCACCTGCCCGGCGAAGTAGCGCTTGCCGTTCGTGCCACCGGTCGTCTTCTTGTTCGGGAACTCGACGTAGAAGGCGTAGTCGAACGGCTGCGACTCGGCCACCAGCGCGGCCTCTTGGCCCGGATCGCCTTCCTTGCGGTCGACCACGAAGCCCGGCGTGCCGGCGTCGCGCGTGCCCTTGGCCTTCAGGGTCCGGTTGCTCCCGAGCTGGTTCGAGGTGATCGCCGCCGACTCGTCGCCGAACGCCGCGAGATCCTTCAGGCCCTTGATCTCGACGAAGCCGGTCAGGCCGCTGAGGTCGGTCGCGTCCTCGACGGTGTCGATGTCGATTACGGGGCCGATGAAGAGCTTGGAGCCGTTGGAGGGGGTGAAGCCAACCATAGCGGTATCCTTTCAGGCAGGGCTTGAAACCGCTCTGAGGCGGCAGGTACGGGCGAGGCCCGGATTGGAGAAGGGTCAGGCGTCGGCGGCGATGCCAGCGCGCCAGCGAACCGTGACGGGGATCTGTACGAGGTCGCTTTCCTGAAGCGGGCCTGCGACGGTCGGCAGGCGGTCGATGCGGACGACGACGCCATTGCGCTCGATTGCGAGGCCGGCGGAGAATGCGTCTACGATCTGCGCAGCGACTTGAAGCGGCTTCACGATGCCGTCGTTGGACGGCCAGAATACCGAGATCTGCAACAGGCCGATGTGGGTCTGGTCGCTGTCGAACGGCAGCCCATCCAGCTCTGCACCGTTCGGCATGTAGGTGACGGAGAGGTACGGAGCGCGCTTGCCGTCGGCGGTTTTCGGCGGAGTGAAGCTCACGTTCGGGAGCGCGATACCGGTCCTGGCTGCGAACCCCGCCGCCACCCCGGCCTCAACCGTAGTGGCCATTAGTGCGTCGTAAATCTTCGCCTCAGCACCCGTCACCGGCATGTGCTACCGTCCTTGTGATGACTGAGCCGCCGCAACCGCTGTCCGACAACGAGGTGCATGACCGCCTCGTCGCGGCCGTGGAGGCGCTGGGCGACCGGCCAGCCGCTACAGTTCGAGGCGACACAGCACTGATGGCTGCGCGCCGGGCTGTGACGCTGTTTCAGCTTGGCCTGCTGATGGCCGTGGAGAAGGGCTCGGACGACTTGCCCGGCTACTGTCCGCCGGACGCCTGACGAGCTTCGATGCGTCCCTGAAGTTCGGCGCTGACTTGCGCGACGATGGACGGCCACCTCTGAGCTGCCATCGTGACCCACTGGCGCCCAGGACGCCCCTCGCGCCCGTAGTGGACGTGGCCAGCATAGTTTGCCGTGTAGGACGCGAACAGCGTGTCCCCGAGACCGGCACCCGCGATCACTAGGGAGGCCGCTGTCGGGTTGTAGGCGTAGGCTTTGCTGGCGTCTGGCCGACCTAGGCCCATCGGCACAGGCGCGTCCTTTGTGATCCGGATTGAGGCCCGCAGAAACCCAGATGCCACCGGCATGTTGCCGCCCTCGGCTACCGGCGTCTGCATCTCCGAGACGACCCGCTGCGCGCTCTCGCGGAAGACCGCTTCCATCCGGCGTTGGGTATGGCGAACGAAGTCGTTGACCTGCGCCGCGAAGCTGACCGTCTGGATTGCCATCAGTCGACGTTCGCCAGGAAGTCGATCCGGTACTCGCACCAGCACCGGCACTGGATGATTTCGGCCGCCGGCGCGCGCGAATCGCCGGGATAGCGCAGGCGGGCGCCGGACGGGCTGGTGAAGCCCTGCGTGAACCCGACCGACTCGCCATTCAGCATCCGGTGGGTGTCGCGGACGCGGCGGTCGCCGGCCGAGTGCCATACCTTGCGCACGTCGCGGGCATCGACCTGACCCGCGGCAATGGCTTGCCGGAAGCTCTCATCCTGCGCTTGATGAAGCGCCGCCATCGCCTCAGTTCGGCCGATCGCCTCGGCGCGGTAGCGCAGCGCCCGGTTCCGGTAGGCGGCCACCATCTTGGCAAGCGTCTCGCCCGGGATCGGCGCGCCCTCGCGGATCGCCTTCGCCACGGTCCGGTCGAAGCGCTTTTCACGCAGGGTTCGGGTCAGCGCCTTCGGATCACCGGCGGCGAGCTCAGCCTCGTAGTTCCTGACCCAAGCCTCCTGGCTTGCTGTGAGTCCGATCGCGCCGCCCTCGCGCCGCCGGGTTGTCGCGTTGATCCGCCCGACGAGGTCGAGCGCCACGGTGCGCGGGTTGTGGCCTGCCTCCATGCCGGCGGTGAGTGCCGCGCGGATCATTGTCCGCTGGTCCTCAACGATGTCGGTTACCAGCGCCGCGGAATGGCTGCGCAGCCAGTTCTCAGCCCCAGGGCTGCGGGCGTTAAACAGGATGTCCAGACGATGCCCGACTGCCGTGCGGGAGGCCGGGATCTTTGTCGTGGTCGCGTTGCCGCCCGCCTCAAATGCCTGCGCCACCGCCACGTCGAGAACACGGAAGGCGGCAGGGTCGAGCCCGACCGCCCGCAGCGCGCCATCCACATGGCCGTGCTCGAGCATCGTCGCGATCTGGCTGATCTGCACGCGGTCGCGGATCAGGGCGATGGCTTCGAGGAAAGCTTTTGCGATCTGCGGGGCCCATGCCTCGATCAGGGCAGTGATTGAGGAAAGCATCATGGGCGGTGAAGGGTGTGCGCCGCATAAAACTGCAAGCGCGCCCATGATTCGTATTGAATCATGATCAACCAGCCTATATCACCATCAACGACGGTCGTTGATCGACCTGTTGCAGCAGGCCGCGACCGTCGCTGAGGAGATATGTCATGACTGACGGTAACGATCATACGGGGGTTTTCATCTCCCGGAAAGCGTTGATGGCGTTGAGCCCTGAGACACGAGCGTCTGTTCTCGCGGCGGTGTTCGGTGAGGCGGAAGCCAACGATTTCGTGGATGCTCAGCGGGATGCGGATGCTTCTACCGATCGCAAAGTAAACGACGGTGAAGATGAAGCGTTCGCTGAACTTTCTCTGCGCCAAGCACGCAGGTTCGTTGAGGGCCTTAAGGAAAAGACGAGGCCTGCGGCCGAAGCTATCGCTCGAAGCAATAGCCGATTCTTTCAAGTCGCAGATGTGGCGACCGCCGTCGGCGTGCCGGCCAGTGACCTTCGTGGGGTTTGGGGTGGGCTGACGCGCCGGACGAAAACCGTGACGGGCGACGATGATGCATACCTCATTGATTGGTCTAAATCGGAACCCGTTCATGATGCTGAAGGGAACTACATTGATCAGAAAGGTGAGATCACTGAGATGACGTATCGTTCTCTTCGCAAGGCGTTTGGCATCTAATTACACGATGGAGCGGTGCCGTACGCGGCGCCGCTCACGCCCGGCACCTCAGCACCCACGACGCGTTCGCCGGGTCGCTCGTCACCGCCGGCTGCGAACCGCCCTCGGAGACCACGGTCAGCGTGACACCCTCCAGCGTGATCCGGTCGCCCTCCTGCGGTTCGACGGCCAGCGTGGCGGCCAGCACGAGGATCTTCCAATCCTTGCCCATCACAAGGCCGCCAGAGCGATAGAGCGCGCCCCACTCGTCGTGGAGCGCCCGGCACGGGTAGCGCTGCTCGCCCGGCGCGCCGGGATTCCACGGGCTGTCGCCGTCGGCCGCCATGGTGCGGACCAACGTCGCCTCACGGAAGTCGTCGCCGAGCGCATCGGCCAGGATCTCGGGAATATCGTCGAGAAAGGACACCATCGCAGCGAATCCCGCTCTAGCCTATTGCAATTTTTTCGCAGGTAGAGAGCATTCAAGATCCGCGCTCGGAGGATTGGATATGCGATTCGTGTTGGCCGCAATTATATTTTGCGGATTTACTGCGCTAGCGTCTGCTGATGATACCGCAAAAATCGCGGCTTACCAGCGAACTATTATCACTTCATATAGCGGACTGGTGACGTGCAAAGGTAATGGCGTTCAGTACCAGATCAATCCGCCAGCAGGTCGAGTAACAGAGTTCTTTTATTACCAGCATGATCCTAGGCGCTTGTGGGTGGGAGCACAGGGCGGTTGGAGCTATGTCCTAGGTAACGACGTCTCCTGTCAGATTGAGGGGACCGAGACATCTAGGGGGCAGTGACCGGCGCGACGCAATCACGGCAGCAAGCGTCAGCCCCGCACCGCCCGCCCACTGTACTGGCTCCGCAGCAGCAGCAACGGCCCGAGCGCGAGGTCGATCGCCTGGAAAGTCGTGCCGGCCGGCGCGTTGCCGAAGAACTCGACGCGAGCCGAGCCGGCGCCCGCGCTCTTGATAGCGCCACCGCGCTTCAGGTCGGGCGCGAGGCTGCCGGGCTTGGCGAGTTCGCGCGCCGCCGCCTCGCAAACCGCGGCGCGCAGTTCGCGCGGGATCTCGTTGACCGGCAGGTAGGTGTAGCCCTGATCGTACCTGGCACCGGTATTGGCGTCGAAGAAGGCGGCGGACCGCCCGGTGTCCGGCACGTAGGTGTAGGCGCCGCGGCGAGGCCATTCGAGCGCCTGAGCGCGCCCGTTGGTTGGGTAGCCGGAGAATCGAGCACGATACGTGGCGTCGATGAAGGCGGTGGCGCGGATCAAGGCCGATTCCCGTGCGCCGTCCTCGACCGTGTCGGCCAGCCATGCGGAGAGGCCCTGCGCGCTCGCATAGGCCGCCGCGTCGTCGAGGCTGACGTAGCTCTGCGCATCGGCCCGGCCGGTGCCGTCCTCGACGACAAGCGTCATCAGTCGGCCGCCCGCGCTTCGCCGATGGCGGCCTGCGCCTCGACCTCGGTTGCGAATCCCCTGGACACGCGGTCATCGCCGCGCATCACGTACCAGCGACCGCCGGGCCCCTTGCCGACACGCAAGGGCTTGGGGTCGTCCTTGAGCAGCGGGGGCGGGACGTCATCGACCTCCGGCGCCTCGCGCTCGGCGCCGTCCTGCGCTGCCGCCTGCTGCTGCGTCAGGGTCTCGCGCTGGCGAGCCTCGTAGGCCGCGCGCTGGCGCTGGGCGCCTTCGTAGGCAGCCTCGGCGGCATCGAGTTCGGCACCGAGCGCTTGGACGACCGTCAATCTCTCGGTTGCGGGCATATCCGCGAACGGCAGCCCCTCGGTGCGGCGCCGGAAACCGATCATGCGCAGGCACAGCGCAGCCGCCGCATCACGCAGCGCGGGGTCGAGCGCGGCCGGCGCCGTCGAGCTACGAATCAGCGCCGAGGCGAAGTCCTCGGCCTGCTCCTCGTACAGCTCGTGCCGCTCGGCGTCGAAATCCGCGGCGTTGATGGTGACGAAACCCAGCACGGGGTGCGTCACGCGGACGGTCGGGATGCGCATGCGGGCCTCGTGATGCCAGAGGACAGGAACCCCTCCCGGCGGGCGGGAGGGGCGGGGGTCGGTCAGCCGCGCGACCAGCCAGCTCGGAGGTAGTCGCCTTCCATGTCCGGATGGACATCGGTGGTGACGACCTCGCCAGGCTTGTCGGGGGTGGTGCGGGTCAAGCGCACGGTCGGGCCTTCGTAATCGGCCGGGATGCCAGGCAGCGGCTGCGGGTTCGCAGGATCGTTGCCGCGCTTCACCGCCATGACGTCGCCCGCGGGCGTGTCGGCGGCGACATGCGGGGCGACAACACCGGCTTCGCCGACGGTCTTCAGCCCGCCGTCCGGCTCACCGGCCTGCGCCTCGGCAGCACGGGCGCGGGCGTCATCCGCCTCCTGCTCGGCCTTGTCGGCACGCTTCTCAGCGGCGGTCCGCTCGTCCTGCTCAGCCTTCTCGCGGGCGTCTTGCGCCTTCTTCTCCGCCTCGTGCGCCTCGGCAGCCGCCTTCGCGGCATCATTCTGCTCGTCTCCGGCCATGGTGGCCTCCTGTGTCGGGATGATCGGGGATGGTCCTGAGAGCCGCCCAGGAACGGTGCGGGCCGACACGAGGCCGGCCGCGCGTTAGGATCAGCCCATCAGGAGGGCGATGTGCTCGGGGTTCGGCGCTGCGACGCCCCAGGCGAGGGCCACCTCGAAGCGGACCTGGCGGTACATGTCATAGACGCCGACATCGAAGGCGATGCCGGAGAACTCGTCGATGATGAGCTGGTGCACGCCGCCGTCGCCGTAGGTGCCGTCGAGGCGCTTCGGCAGCGCGGGCGCGCGGGTGGCGAGCACGAGGCCGTCGGAGGTGAACGCGATGTTCGGGGTGAAGCTCGCGCCGACGGTGACGGTGTCGTTGGCCACGTGCGCCTGCTTCAGGCCAGGGCTCTGGATCACCACGGTGCCCGGCGCCGAGATGCCGGAGGCGACGACGTAGCGGTTGCTGTCGCCCGCCAGGGTGATGGCGTCTCCGGGGTTGATCGTCCCGGAGCCCGTCGCGAGCGTGAGGCTGCGCGTACCGACCGGGTAGCTGCCAGCGCCGAGCACGTAGCCGGAGCCGGTGCCCTTGACGACCTGCTTGATGCCGGGCGAGTAGCCGATCTGGAAGCCCTGCACCTCGCCGACCTTGCCGCGACGCAGGGTCTCGTCGGTGCCCGCCTCGTTGACCTTGAACAGGACCGACTGCTTGCCCCGCAGGTTCGCCATGGAATCGGAGCTGACGACCATGCTGCGCGGCGCGGCGGGGGCGCCGTTCTCGTCCAGCACTTTGGCAGCCTGGGCGAAGTCGCTCAGATCACCCGCGGTGCCGAACGGCGCAGTGCCGGGGGTGCCGGCGGCGCGGCTGGCGTTGCGGTAGGCGATCAGTGCGAGATCTTGCTCGACCTCGTTGACGGCCGCACGGAACGCCTGCTGGAACTGCATGCGCAGGATCGGCGGAAGCATGGCGCCGCTGTTCTCGAGCGCGAGCTGCTCTTCGCCGTTCCATTTGATCGGAAACGCACGGGACTTGGTAATGGTCAGATCGACGTTGCCGAAGATCTGGTCGCCGTCGTTCGGCGGGGTGACGCCCGGGACGATGTCCGCGCCGACGATCGGCGGCACGATCGGCACGGTGACCTTCTGGCCGACAGCAGCGCGGGTGAAGTTGCCGTTGTCCCGCTGCACACCGGGGATGAAGCCGACGAATTCGCGGGAGACGGAGTTGAGCGCCTCGTACAGGGGCGCGACGAGAGAGCCGAGGGTGTTCGCCATGACGGCCGATCCTTGGTGATGAGGAATGGTGTGAGTGGATGGGCCGTCCAGCCCGGGCGCCTTGCCTCATCCGAGGCGATGGCCGTGCACGACGCGCGTGCGAGGTGGTGGCGCTGCGTCGCCGGCATCCGCCGAGCGACGCGCGCGAAGGGGTGTTAGGGGACGATGGTCGGGCGGTCCTTGCCGGACATCGTCTTGGCCTGCTCCATCGGCCCGAGGGCGTCGAACTGCGCCTGCGTCATGGTCTTTCCGCCCGCGCCGGTGCCATTGCGGCTGTGCTGCGCCCCGGAGCCCGAGGAGCCGGAGCCCTTCAGGATATTGTCCCGGTAGGCGTAGGCATCGACCATCTGCTCGAGCGCCTCTTCGAAGCCGGCGATCTCGCCAGGCTTCGAGCGCGAGTAGATCTTGTTGCCGGAGGGATCGTGGCCGACCACATTGCCCTCCTCGACCTTGAACCGCCCGCCGAAGAGGGCCTGCAGCATATCGGCCGGCACTGCGCTCTTGTCGGCGATGAACTTGGAGCGCGAAAACGCGCCGCCGACCTTCTCGGAGAACAGGGCGTCGCGGAAGCTGTCGCGCTCGCCGGTGAGCTTCTTCAGCTCTTCACCGCTGGCGCGCGCCGCATCGGAAACTTGCTTCTCGGCGGCGAGCCGAGCCTCGCGCTTGATCTCCTCGACCTTCTCGGCCTTCACGAGATCGCCGGCCGAGAGGTTCTTGACCGTCTCCAGCGCCTGCCGGGCGGCCGCCGCGTCCTCAATGCCCTCGAACGCCTTCAGCGTGCCCTCGGCCTTCTCCGCGCGCTCCCGGTGGCTCTTGGCCTCGCCGTTCAGGCGCGTGATGGTCGTGACGGTGTGGGCCGCGTCGAACGCGACATCCTTGCCGTCGTCGCCCACGAACACGGGCTTGCCGTCCGACACCTCCGCATAGGTGGTGCCGTTCACCTCGACTGTCTTAAGCTTCATGGTGGTGGTCCTCGGGCATCCGCCCGTTCAGGGGTCATCCGCCCCGGGCGCCGCTGCCTGTCCTGACGCGCGGCTGGTGAGGCCAGCGACTACGCGCTGGCATTATTCGAGCGTTTCCGCCTCTCGGCGGTCGCCGAACCTCAAATGTCGGGGGATAAAGGCGGTGAGTTTTGCGCCAGCCCGTGCCGCCGACTTGCGTCTGAACGACAGCGTTCAATTCTCACTCCGTCGGAATCAACGGAGATGATCGACATGGCGAAAAACGAGAAAACCGGAACGACGGTTGGCAGTATCGCATCTAAGGGGCTGAAGGATCCCGGCTCCCTCAGTAAAGCCGAGATCAAGTCGTTGGCGGCATCTGCCCTTACACAGTCGCCAGACAAGCCGGCCCCGAAGTTTCCGCCGAAGCGGAAGTGAGATCGACGAGGCGGAGAATCGCGCGAGTTGGGATCGTAGTGACGCCGGCCGCTTGCCCCCAAGCATCGGTGCCGCCCACGGTCGCCACGCTTAGGGCAACGATCTTCGCCTCGTCACCGTCGTGGATGAGGTGCCCGGCGGTCTGGCAGCGATGGGCCGGCGCATTCTCGATGTCATCGAGGAAGCGCCATGCCGCCACTGGCTGTGCGCTGTCCAGCCACTCGATCAGTACCACGCGCATCAACGCCTCCCCTTCATCGGGTCAAAAGCCTATCCTAACGGGCAGTTTGTAAAGCTTATTTGGTGCCGTCAGCCGCAAAGCGATTGGCGGTCATACTTCGTGGAGTGCTGCGTTGAACCGTTTCGCAATCGATCTAACTGAGAACGAGCAAGCCCTCGTAGATAAGATAGATCTTCGTCTTCGACACGCTTCATGGGAGGAAGGGCATGCGGCCTACAACAATAACAAGAAGCCAATCTGTGATTTGCTCAAGTCGCTATCAAAGCGGAATGGCATTCCAAGAGAGAGGCTGAATTACTGGAACGACCCGAATTATCAGTCTGGACGGATCAAAGCGTCACACAAAGGGCTCTTCGAGCGAAATGGCTGCACGGGCGAAGACATTTACGAGCACCCACACTTCATCAAGCATCTTAGATACTTTCTGTTCGGCCCTGATCTCCCCGAAGAAGTGATGGCCGCATTCGAAAATGAGGCGCCCAACCCCAAGTGGGTCACTTCTGGCGACATCGTGCCAATCGGCAAGCTCGCACGGCGACTTGTTCGCGAGCGTGGCCTCGAAAAGCACCACGCTGCGGAAGAGTTCTTCAAACTCGGCCTCGATTTGGGCTACGGACTTTCGACCGCGAGTCGCCTGAAAAGAGCGATCATGCAGTAACATCGACCTCGCGGCCGGTCCGCGGATCGATCGCCTCCTCCGGCTCCAGCCCCTCCAACTCCTCGGCGAGCTTCGTCTCCTCGGCCTCGGGATCGAAGTCCTGCGGCAGCACATCGAACCGACGCAGCCCGTCCCAGTAGGTGCGCTGGGAGATGTCCTTGGCCGTGCGGGCGTCCTTCAGAGCAGTGAGCGGCGCCTGGGCGAAGGGCACCACCGAGAAATCGGTCGAGACGGTCACCTCGACGTTCGGCTCTTCGCCGAGCCACTCGGCGGTAAACACGTAGGCCTGCTCGAACGCGTCCTTCAGCCCGATGGCCCAGGCCTGCAGGGCGCTGTGCGCGCGGGCAGCGCCGATGCTCTCGCCGGTCGCCGTGACCGTCCCGCTCCGGGGAGTGGCTGGCTGCATGCCAAGCCGGCGCATGTCGGCGATGATGGATTCGACGTGCTTGCGGACCTGCTCGATGTTCGAGGCGTCGGGGTTGATGTACTCCCACGACGGCGTCGACCCCTCGCCGGAGCCGGGCGCGTAGAGGATCGTCTTCGGGCCCACCGCGATGACGCTGCCATCCGTCGGTGCGGACAACCCGTTCGCCGTCAGCATTGGCGAGGACGCGAAGGTCAGGATCTCATCCTGTCGCGACAGCGCCTGGTACAACTCGACCTGGCAGTGAGCCAACTCCTCAAGCGGCGGCTTGACCCGCAGCTCGCCGAGGCGCTCACCCGTGAAGAACAGCACGGCGGGGACCGAGGAGGCGTTCTTCGGCCCACGGGCGATGACACCCTGCGCAACCCGCGCCCAGTCCTTGCTCGCGTTCTGCTCCCAGGCCTCCCACCGGCCGGGCTCATAGACCCGCACACGCTCAACCGTGCGCTCTCCGAAACCATCGCGAACCGTCACGCACTCGCGCAGGCGCAGGTGCTCGATGACCTCGCGCCCGCCGTCCCAGCTGGTGTAGAGCGCCAGCACATCGTCGGCCTGGACCTGAATCCAGTAGGGTGGCGCGCCGGCCGCCTGCTCCTCAGCGATCGTCAGCGGGCGCTTGCGCGCCTCGCCGTCCTCACCCGTATGCATCGCCGGATAGTCGACGAGGATTAGGTGGAAGCCCTTGGCGATCGCCTTGGCGAACGTCTCGCGGGCGAACGCGGTCTGGCTGTTGCCGCGGCCGTCGACGTCCTCGGCAAGGCCCTTGATCCGCTCCGAGGCGCCGTCCTTCAGCCCGACGTCCTTGCCGAACGGCTTCGAGGCAAGCGACTGAAGCGCGTCGGCGAACTCGGGCCGCCACGGCGCCACCTGCTTGCGCCGCCCGTACTCCTTATCGTCCTCGCCCTCGTACTTCGGCAGGTACGTGGTGCCCTTCGCGCGGATCGCGGAAGCGCCGGCCAGTACGTCGCTGATCAGCGTCCACGCCGCCTGCATGGCCTTGCGCTCGCCGGACTGCTCCGACGGGTTGGGCTTTACGTCAGCCATACCGGTCAGCGCCGAACCGAGTACGAGCCGGCGGCAGCGGCGGGGGCTTCACGCTTCATCACGAGCCTCCCGAACGCCCCCGAGGACGCATCTACCTGGTCCTTGAACTTGCCGGTCGGAAACGCGGCGAGTTCGTCGAGGTAGGCCTCGTTCCAGGGGCCCGCGATCAGCGACACGTTGCCGGCCTCACACTGCGCGGCAAACGGCCGGGCGCGGTCCACCTTGTCGCCCGTCTCGGGCTCGGCGTGCGCGGTGAAGCCGGCGAGAAACGCGATCATGTCGGACTTCTGCACCTTGCCGGCCTGCCCTGGATCCTGCGGCAGGCTGACCTCGACCACGTGTCCGTCAGTCTCGGCGGTTGCCTTGATCAGCCTGCGCACCGCGTCGCCTTCCTGCTGCTCGGTCACGACGTGAGCGACGACGTAGCGCCCGTCGGGGGTCCGTCCGAGCTTCACGCCCGCCGTGCGCGCCGCGGTCGTCTTCCTCGTCGCCGCCAAGTCCCAGTGGCGCACCCACCGGGTGCCGGCAGGCGCGGCGAGGATGATGCGCCCCTCGAACCAATGGCGCTGAAAGATGCTGCCCTGCCGCGGGCCTGGGCGCTGCTGGAACTGTCCGGCGACCGCGTATGAGCCCATCGGCTTCTTATCGCGCTCCACCGTCTCGCGTGGGAAGCGTTCAGGGAAGAGCAGATCGCCCTCGACCTGCCGGGGATCGGAGAACCCGATGGCGGTCCGGCACGCTCGCTCCGGCTCGAACTCCATCGGCAGCATCAGGTGCTCGTAGCCGAGGCCGAGCGAGAGGATCTGGCCCGAGATGTCCTTCTCGTGCAGGCGCTGCATGATCACCACGATGGCCGACGACACCGGGTCGTTCAGGCGAGTCGGCACCGATTCCCGGAAGATGCGAGTGGTGCGCTCGCGTTCGGCGTCCGATTCCGCCGTCTCGGTCGAATGCGGATCGTCGATGATGACGCGGTCGCCGCGACCACCGGTGAGGCTCTGGAACGGCATGCCCTCACGGGCGCCGCGGCGGGTGTTCTCGAAGCTGATCTCGCCGGCCCGGCTCAGCACCACCTCGGGCCACAGCGCCCGATACCACTCCGAGGTGACGAGGTCGCGCATACGGCGGGAATCGCGCTTCGCGTAGTTCTCGGAATACGAGGTCGTCAGGTAGCGCAGGCTCGGCCGGCCCCTCGGCCCCCACTCCCAGGCGGGCCAGAACACCGACGCGATCAGCGACTTCATCGTGCCGGGCGGGATGTTGATCAGGAGCCGGGTCAGGCGCCCGTCGGTGATCGCCTCGAGGTGCTCGCACACGGCGTCGATGTGCCAGCCGTGTAGGTAGGGCTGGCCGGGCTCGAGGACGTGCCAAGCCTCGCGGACGAAGCCGGAGAGGCGCTGGCAGCGGGACCGGATGCGCTCGGCATCGTGGGCCAGCGCGATCCGTTCCGCCTCAGCCTGCCGTCGAGCCTTCTCCGCCCGGATCGCCTTCATCATCGCCGCCGGATCCGGCAAGCGGACCGAAGACAGCTTCGAGCGTGGCGAGCTGATCATTCGACAACCTGCTCAGGTCCGCCACGGCGATTGGGCCGCCGTCTCGGCCGGTGTGCTGCACGGCTGCAAGGCGGGGGTGCATGTACGGGGCGGCGTCTTTCGCGAACCCGGCCGCCTCGTCGTAGCGGTTGGCGGCCCAGTGGTGCCGCATCGCGCCGAGGATCACTTCGAGGGGGGTGATGCCCTCAGCAGCGGCCTGCTCCGCGATCTCTCGGGTGCGCCGCGTCGCTGAGCCCTGCTTTCGTCCGGCCCCCGGCCGCTTGCCGCCGCGTGCCACGTTTGATTACCTTTGATTTTTTCCAAGATGAGGACAGAAATCAAATGAGCACCATCGGCTTGGCAACACACCAATACCCTCAGTCCCACGGGTTGGCCGCAAGCGCCGTTATTGAGAGCCTGATCAAGGCCCTTGTGACGAAGGGCGCCCTGACCTCCGACGAAGCTTCCCAAATCGTCGAATCCGCGATCACCGAGCTCAGGCAATCCGACGCGAGCCTAGCCCGAGGTGCCGCCCAAATTCTGGAGCACGATATCGCTCCCGAGTTCGGCTGAGGGGAGGAGAAGGCAGAATCCGAGCAAAGAGGCGATCGGTTGACCCGTCGCCAGGATCGGAGGGGAGCACCCGCAAGGGAGCGCACACGCACGCATCCGGTCGTCCTGAGAGCCGCATAGATTCAGAACCTGATTCGCGAGTCAAGTAGAACGGCTCTATCCGACCCGTTCAGCCGCTTTCCTCGCACGGTCTTGTGCCCTTGCCTCGGCCTCGTCAGCTGCGGCTCTGACATCTTCCAGGCACTCGGCCTTGGCACGCGTCTCGCAGCGCTGCCGCAACTCGTCGAGTTCCTCCTCGGTGAGGCTCTCGATACCGATGTAGCGGTTCTGGGCCGCGCTCGCCCGGATAAGCTCGTCGAGCTTGGCCTGGATGGCTGCCCCGTCCCGGTTCTGCGAGTTCTGGATCAGGAAAACCATCAGGAAGGTCACGATGGTGGTGCCCGTGTTGATGACGAGCTGCCAGGTTTCCGAATAGCCGAAGAACGGGCCGCTGATGGCCCAGCCGACGACGATGGCGGCCCCCAGCGCGAAGGCGAGCGGATGGCCAGCCCACTTGGCCACCTTGCCCGCGAAGGTGGTGAAGGCGCGCGACGCCTTGGGCTGCGCCGGCTCCTTTTCGGCCGTTGAGGTCATGGTCTCACCCTGGGAGTCTGTCCCAACGAAGGTGTAGAGCTGCTTCACGGCTTTCCAGAAGGCAGAGCGCTCCGTAGGGCTCCGCCGTTCGAGCACCCGTTCAAGCTCCGCCCGGCCCGCCGCCTCAGATGCGTGCCGGCCTTCGTCGGTCGCCAGGTCATCCCGATCCTGCAGGGGCGATGTCATTGGGGCAGCAGCGAGGGTGCGGGTGGCGGCTCCTCGGCCTCGCCGGGTCTGGCGGTCCAGTCCCGCACCGACTGGTTCAGCCAGTCTCTCAAGAGAGCCGCATGCTCCTCGGAAAGATGGCCGCCCGCCACCTCGAACAGGGCCTGCGCCCCGTGCGCGAAGCCGCGGCGGAACTCCGCCGTCTGGCAATCGCCGGGCTCGTACTCCAGCAGGGACGCCATGGTCCTCCTCCGTTCGAAACGGCCACCCTACAGGCCTGAGGGACAGGTGACGGGGGACTGCAACGGCTGAAGCACGGAAACCGTTCTCTGTGAGACCAATGCATGCGCCGCATGGCATCAGAGGTGGAGCGGCTAGGGAGGCTGGGCACCAGCTCCATCCGACGCCCGGCGGGCATGGCCACGCCGACGATGCCGGAGGCCACCCCCTTCGAGGATCTCGGCTGAGATCATGCACACCGGGTCTTCGAAGAAGGTCGACAGGGCGGCACGAAACGGCAGCACCGCTGTGGCGCCGAGCACCCAAAGAGGTCATGCCTCTTCAGCTGGATTCCAGCCCACCCAAGGCCATAACAGTCCCTAGGCGCGCGCCAACTGGTGCGGCTCGAACTGCACAGGGGTCGAGCGACCGAAGATCGAGACCTCGGCCATGATGTGCCCCGACTGCAGAAGCTCGGTGACCTGGGCGTAGAAGCTCGCGAACGGACCATCCGCCACCCGCATCATCTCGCCGACCCGATAGAGCGCGGCAGCTTGCATCCGCTCGGACTTCACGTCGCCCGAGAATGCATCGGCGATGGCCTGCATGACGCCCTGCGGGATGCGCAGCGGGCCATCGACGCCGAGGATGGCGGTCACGTTCTGACAGCGGCGCAGGCGGCCGAGGTCGTCCTCGTCGGCCTTCAGGATGGTCCGGCCGGTCACGGCATCGCGCTCGCCGGGCACTGTCGCCACACCGACGAACAGGTAGCCCGGGAACAGGTGCAGCACCGTGTCGATCTTCCGGCCGCGGCGCACGATGGTGCTCTCGTAGACCGGCATCCACACGTCGAAACCGGCCTCGCGCAGCTCCTTCTCAGCCTGCCGGTCGGCCTCGCCCTGTGCCTCGTAGGTCGGCGCGCCGATGTCCCAGGTGGCGGCGACGAACCACGCCCGGGCCGGGTCGATGACGCGGCGCTCGCCGAACCGGATGTGCTGACGCTTCCCGCGGCTACGGCTCATCCAAACCTCCTGACGTCCTTGGTGACGTGATGGGCGTTGCGCTCGGACACGGCGCCGGTGCCCCAGACGCGGGGCAGGTGCTCGTCGCACCACGATCCGTGCGGGTTGCCGGGCCCGACATGGGTGCGGCGGCCGCAGAACCGGTGCTGGTCGCGGGGCGCGTCGTCGGCGGTGCAGGCGAAGCGGCACTGGCTGGTGCGCAGGTCGGCGATGGGCCAGGCGCCGTCGGGGTGTGTGTTATCTTTTGCTGCCTCGATCGTGGCGGCAAAAATTAACGTGGGCTCAGCGGCGGGCGAACTCTTCGGGATCTCCGAATGGTTCGTCACCACCTCAACCCGCTGATCCTGTTCCGATATCGACATACCGATGGCGGGTTCAGCACCACCCACTGCAGCCTCCTGCCGACGCCGCTGGGCGATCAGCTTCCGGCCCTGGCGGACGGCCTCGGCGGGCGTGAGGGGGCAGGTCTGACGCTTGGCCATCACGCGGCCTCGCCGATCAGCAGCCGCGGCGGAACCTTGCATCCGGGCTGGCCGGGCGGAGGGCCGAACACGGATTCGTCCCAGTTCCGCGGGTTCTCACGGTGCCGGGCGATCCACGACCGGATCGACGTCTCGGGCCACAGGCCATGGCTGCCGAGGTCCACGGACGGCACATCCGCGACAGCGGTCGGCGTCGGGGCGAGCCCCTCGGCGGTGCGGCTGGCGCGCTGGGCCTGGATCCGCTGTGCCACCGTGTCGGCGAGCAACGTCCACGTCCGGATCGGCACGCGGCGATTCGCGGTCAGGTCGAGGATGGCCGGGACGATTTCGCGCTCAAGGTCGAGCCCGTCGCGCTCCAGCATCACCATCGGGCCGACGGCGAAGTCCTGCACCCAGCCGGAGGGCAGCACCTCGCGACAGCGGCGCTCGACCCGATCGTAGTTCTCGCGGCTGTTCCAAGCCGGACGATCCGAAGCGGCGGCGCTCGCCCCGGGTACAGGTTCACAGGCGGTCGCCGGTATATCTCTTACTAGAGTCTCGTCCTGTCCTGTCTTGTCTATGGGTGAACGTAACGGTCCTCGTGACGTGGCGCCGACGACCACGTTACGGTTCTCGTGACGTACCTCGTTACGATCATCGTCACGTTCGACGTTACGTGCCTCGTGACGTTCCTCGTTACGTGAGGCCGTTTCATTGATTCCGTTAGCTTTTTTGCCTCCAGACGGCGGGCTTGTGTCTCCGCCTTCCTTCGCGAGCCGCGCCTTGGTTGCCGCTGCCGTCCTCTCGCGGCGCAAATCCTTGTGCTTTGCAGCACGCAGCACATCTTCGCAGAGAACTCGGTGGTACAGTCGATTATCCGAGCACAAAACGAAGCCGCGGAGGGCCATCTCGCGCACCTTTTTCCAGCGCGATCCGGCCCCCGAAAAGGCCGCCAGGAGGCGCTCGTCGTTCGGCAGAGAGCCGGCCGGAGACTGCTGCCAAGCGCGGCCCCAGAGCGCCAGCGCCGCCTTGAACTCCTCGCCGGTCGAGAGCGCCCATAGCTCGCTGGCGAACAGGCGCTCCACGTTCAACATGAAGCCAGGCAGCCCCGTGATGTCGGTGTCGGCCGGGATCAGCGGCGCAGGCAGATCGATTTGGGCGGTCATTGCGGCCCCCTGGCGGATTGAGCGATGGAGGAGGCGGACACGTCGCACCACAGGTTCAGCGTGGTCGTCGGTCCGGAGCGGTTCTTCCCGAGGATCACCTCGAGGTCGTGCTGCTGCTCAAAGAGCTGGTCGGAGAGCTTCGCCTTGCTCTCGGCGTCCTTGGCCGCGTCCAGCTTGCCCTTGAGGTAGTAGGCCTCGCGGTAGAGGAAGAGGACGGTGTCGGCGTCCTGCTCCAGCTCGCCGGAATCACGCAGGTCGGCCAGCGTCGGACGCTTGCTCTCGCGCTGCTGGTTCTCGGTCTGACGCGACAGCTGCGTGAGCAGGACGACGCAGATGTCCTCGCGCTTGGCGAGCTGCTTCAGGGCGCCCGTGATCTCGCCGATTTCAAGGACGCGCTGGCCCTTGTAGCGATCGGACACCTTGATGAACTTCAGGTAGTCGATGAACACCGTTCCGAGGCTGACGCCGCGGGCTGCCATGCGCTTCTTCTCGGCCTTCACGGCGAGGACGATCTGCGCGACCGTGATGCCGTCGCGGCAATCGACCTTGAGGTTCAGGCGACCGAGGCGCTTGCGGGCGTCCTGCAGGCGCCACTTCTCTTCCTCGTCGACCTTGCCCGCCATGATCTGACCGAACGTCATCGGCCGGTTGTGGATGTAGGAAAGGTCGGCGAGGTAGCGGGCGATCTGCTGATCCTTGGTCACCTCAAGCTGGAAGACCATCGCGCCATCGTGGCGCGCAGCGAACCGGCTCAGCGACGTCATCGCGACGGTCTTGCCCATGCCGGGGCGCGCAGCGAGCAGCCAGAGTTGACCCCGCTGGAAGCCGCCGTTGGTGGCGCGGTCGAGGTCAGCGATGCCGGATGGGACGGACGAGCCCTTGATGTTCCCGGCCTGGATCTGCTCGATGCGGTCGAGCATCCATTCGGCGCCGGCGCCCGCGTCGAAGCTCGTCGCCTCGTCGTCCTGCTCGGGCCGGCGCGCGGCGAGCAACTCGGCCGCGACGTCCTCAATGAGCGAGGCGGCGAGCATGCCGCTCTCGTCGATCGGATCGTGCCGGGCCCGGAGCGTCAGCTCCTCGCCGATCGCGGCAAGGCGGCGGCGCTGGGCGAAGTCCATGACGATGGCGGCATAGCCGGGGACGCTGACGCCTACCCCCGCGTTCGTGCCGAGGTGGGCGAGGTAGCTCATGGCCGGCTGGCCACCGATCTCGGCCTTCGGCAGGTAGCCCTTAACTGCGGGGGCCGTCGGCTGCGCGCCGGCCGCCGCCAAGCGCTGGATGACGCTGAAAATCTCTTGGTGGTCGGCGAAGAAGAAGTGCTCGGCCGACATGTCGGCGGGCAGCTTCTCCAGCGCGCCGGGCCACACCATCAGCGCGCCGAGCAGCGCCTGCTCGACGTCGGCGTTGTGCGGCGGCGCCTCAGCCTCCGGCTTCTGATCCTGGCGGAAGGGAACGACGGCGGTGCTCATCCGAGGATCTCCCGGCGCTGCGTCTCGGTGAGGCCAGCGACACGCATCCACGCGTCGAAGGCGCGGACGGCGGCGGCCATGTCGGGCAGGCGGCCGCTGGCGATCGCGCGCTGATGCAGATCGACGTAGATCTGGAAGGCCGCTTCGGACCGCGCGTCGCGTTCGGCTTGGAGGTCGATCACCTGCATGGCGCTCACTCCGCGGCCAGAAGCGGCGAGGCCGCGTCGAACTTGCCGGTCTCGTTGCCCCATGCGTCCCAGCCCGGCCGGGAGGCGCGCGAGAACAGGTCCGCGCGGCGGGCGGGGCCGAACAGCTCCTCCGCCATCGCGTAGGCCTCCTCCGGCTTGCGGGAGTGCTCGCGGCGGGGCGCCTCGATGACGTTGCGGATTGATCGGGAGCAGGTCCGCGGGGAGCCGTGCTTGCCCAGCAGGAAGATCTCGGAGCAGGAGCGCAGGACGTAGCCGGTGCCCATGGCGAGCTTGCCGGACGTGCCGCGCTTCACCCATGTGCCGCCGGTGACGTAGGGGAAGCCCCAAGCGGCCATGACCTGCACGGCCTGCGGCAGCATCGGGTAGGTGGCCCAGAGCCAAAGCCAGGCATCGCCGCTGGCCAGATGGCCAACGGGCAGGGCGGCAATCTCGGCGAGGGGCATGCAGGCGTATTGCGCCTTTGCGTTCTTCGCGTTGCCGCCGACCGACCAGTTGTCAAACGACCACGGCGGATCGGCCATGATGACGTCGTAGGAGAGCGGGCGGAGAGTGCCGAACGGCCAGGTCATGCCGCCACCCTCCGCGCGAGCTGCGCCACCGGGGTGATCGACCAGCCGCGATCGAGGCGCGCTGCGATCTCGGTTCCGTCCTCGGTGAAGCCGCGGCCCGGCTCCATGATGCGCTCGGACCTGCCGCCCATCTCGACGGTGACGAGGTGGTAGAGGACGCCGAGGCGCTCGGCCGCCGCGAGGGCGCCCTTGTAGGAGCCGCGGTAGATCTCGCGGCCATCGTTGCTGAGGCGCCAGATCATGCCGCCCTCCGCGGCTGCTGGCCCATCTGCTCGGCGCGGGCGATGATCTCGGCGTGCATCTCGATCGGCAGCGCCTGCAGGGCAGCGAGTGCGCCGGGAACGGCGTCGGCATGAAGCGTCGCGCGCCAGACGTGCGGCACGGCGCAATTGGCCGCGAGGGGCAACACCGCCCAGATGTCGCGTAGGTCCTGAACCTGCAGGCTGCGGGCGCGGTCAGGTGCAAAGGCGGGGTGATCGGCGAAGGAGGCGCTCATGCGGCCTTCCTCCCGACGACACGCAGGTTGAACCGCTCGGCGTGCTGAGGCGCGACGGTCTTCACGGCGCAGCACCACAGACCGAGAGCGTCAGCGGCGTTGTCGTCCTTCGGGTTCCAGCCGCGCCGCTGGGCGGCAGCGATCATCTCGGCCTTGTCGGCCCGACCATTGCCGGCGAACGCGGCCTTCACGCTGCTGTTGTTGTGCTCAAGGCAGCGCGTCTCCCGGCGATAGCAGGCGATCTCGGTCTGCCAGCACAGGCCCATCAGCTTGCGGGCCGTGTTCGCGTTGCCGGTGCCGCTGACGAAGGGTGCCTCGAAGATGACGAGGGCCGGCTGGAAGAAGGTCAGCCGGTCCAGCAGCCATTGATCGTAGGCGTCGCCGAAGCGCCCGAGGCTGGCGCTCGCCGACGGCAGCGGGTGAGTCCCATAGACGGGCTCCTCGTCGGGGGCGCCAACAGCCCACCCGATGCGCGTGGCAAGGTCCAGCGCCAGGATCTTCGGCAGCGCCATGGCTCAGTGCACCGCGTCGAGCGACTTGATGCCCTTGGCGACCTTGCGGCCGTTCTCGGCGGCCTGGTCGTCCTGCGCCTGCTTGTCAGCCTGGGCGGCGCGGCGCTGCTCCTCGTCGCCCTGACCATCGGCGAACATGTCGGGCAGCGGGTTGAGTTCGAGCTTCGCGCGGTAGTCGTCGAGCGAGCGGAGGAAGTCGGAGCGCTTCGTCTCATCCATGCGGCTCAGCGACATGGCGAGCTTGAAGGCCTTCCGATTGATGCCGTGCGTCTCCTCGGCATCCTTCACGGCCGCGCCGAGCTCGCCGCGGGCTTCGTCCATGTCGGACCGCATCTCGTCGCATTTGTTGATGAGGGCGCGCAGGACGTCGGCGCGGATGCCGTCCTTCTTGCCGGCGGTGCTGAGCTTGTCGGCCATGGTCGTCTCCATGCGCGGGTGCGCCCCGGGCGTGCGGGGGCCGTAGCCCCGGTGGTGAAGGGGTTAGGGCCGGCGTTCCTCGGCGTCGGAGCGCGGATCCTCGTCGCGCTCCCAGAGACGGGGTTGCCACTCGCGGGCGCGGTCACCGCACCAGCGGGCGCCCGTGAGGACCATGCGGCCGCACCACACGACGGCGGCGCCGATCTCGACGATGAGTTGGCCGACGGCCTGAAGCGCGACCTCCGCGCAGACGAGAAGCTTGCGCATCAGAGCCGGCCTTCGCGAAGATCGTTGATCTGCCGGAGCAGCGCGTCGGCCTTCGCCTCGAGCCGGTCCTGCCGCTGCTGGCGGGCGACGTCGGCGAACCACGCGCCGGACTCCTCCGGATGGACCGCGCAGAGGAACGGCGCGCCGTAGCGGCGCACGAGCGCGTCGTAGGCGGATCCGCTCGGCGCGTTGCCCTGCTCCAGCCATTTCCGGACCGTTGCAGCGGGCACGCCCGTCTCGGCCTCGACGCTCTGCGGGGTCTTCAGCGGATGGTGCGACCGCAGGAACGCCGAGATGCGTTCCGCTAATGTTCGGGCATCAATCTGCCCATTCGTTCCTGAGATCTGTCCAGTCTTTCCCATCGTCTTCCCCGATGCTTTGCGCATCGGGGTGGAGACAGAGGAAGGCTCGGTGAAGCCAGCAAGAGCGAAGGAGGAGGAAGGCGACATCTCAGCGGATCCCGGCCAGGTGGAACGGGTACGCAGCACACAGAACAGCGCGACCGCCGGTGGCTTGGCGGCGAAGGCGGACGCGCGAGAGGCGAAGACGGAGAAGCCCGGTGCAGCGCGCCGGGCTCGTCAGATGATCGGAAGGCTGGTCGGCATGCACGGCGGCCGGGTGCAGCGCGGATGAGGCGCTCATCGCGTCGTGCTCCACGGCATCGGCGGCAGGTCGACCATGCCGAAGGCGAGCCAGCCCGCGGCGCAGAGCACCGGCGGCAGGACGAGCACGAGGAACGGCAGGTCGAGGATGAAGAAGCGGGGCCGGGTCACGCCGCGGCCTCGTTAATGGCGGGCGCCGTCTTCGCAGGTCGCAGCACATCGTCTGGCCACGCGCCGTTCTCAGGTCAGTTGTCCGAAAACCACTGCACCGTCCGCGCGAGGCGCTTCACGCCGATATCGCAGCGGCCGGATCGCAATTCAGCGAGCCGAGAGCTGTCTTGAAGGGCTCGCTTCGAGACAGTCGTCTGCGAGACGCCGCATGCTGCGCCGTAGGCGTCAGCGATCGCCAGAAGTGAGGAGATGCCCGTCATGGGCTTAGGGGTAGGGTATGAATACCCCGGGCGTCAAGGGGAGACATACCCCTCCGCACCGTTGGTCGCGGGGGTAATAGTACCCCGCATGGAGCGCCCCTTTGTCCACCGCATCCGAGAACGGCTTGAGGCGACCGGCAAATCGGTTCGCAGGGCGGCCCTTGATGCTGGTCTGAGCGAAACAGCGCTGAAGGATCTGCTCGCCAACGAGAAGCAGTGGCCGAAGCTCGACACGCTTCAGAAGCTCGCCATCTCTCTGGAGACAGACCCGGCCTGGCTGGCGTTCGGCGGCGATGAGGACATCGAGGCTGCGAAGGCTGCTACGGCCGCGATGCCTCCCGCTTCCCTGCCTGTGGTTGGCGAGGTGGCGGCCGGCCGGTGGCTTGAGGCTGACGATCACGTCGATGTGCCGCCCTACGACCCGGTGCCGGTGCAGCCCGACTCGCGTTGGCCGGTTGAGGCGCAGTACGGGCTGATGGTTCGCGGCACGTCTCTCAACCGCGTGGCGCTCGACGGGGACATTCTGGCCTGCGTCGACGCGATCACAGCACGTTATCGGCCGCGAGAAGACGATCTCGTCATTGTCGAGATGCGCCGGAATGCCGGACTGCTGCGCCAGATGACGGCGAAACGCTACATGCGGCTGAGCACGCACATCGAGCTATGGCCCGATTCGGACGATCCGCGCTGGCAGACGCCCATCATCATCCCGCATCCCGAAGACGGCTTGTCCTCAGCCGTCGAGGACGAGGACGGCCGGATCGAGGTGCGGATCAAGGCCATGGTGACGTGGATACACCGTCCGATGCAGCGGCGGGGACGATAG